AGAGGTGCTAGTATTATTTCCATTTGAATTTCCATTAGTTCCTTTAATTAAAGAATTTCCTGTAGCATAAACATTTGATGGTGTATCAAGTGCTTGTTTTAAATTTCCATTAACTGTAAAATTATTTGTTTGACCTGAACTATCTAAACCTAAGTTACCAGAGTTTTCAAATTTTAAATGAAAACCATTTGTACCCCAAGTAACACCAGATGGTTGTTTAAATTTCCAAATACCTGATGTAGAATCTGTTTGACCAAATACAGTTGGTGCTAATTGTTGTCCATCCACTAAAGATACATGAGTCATATAACCATTAAAGTGTTGTGAACTATTATTACTTGCTCTACCTATTTCAATCAAACCAGTTGTATTTATTGCAGCAACATCTATGTTTTGATTTATTTGAGTATTTGTAGAAAAACTTGTTTCTTGATTTCCATTAACATAAATTTTTACTCTATTATCAGCAGATGCTTGTGTAGTATCAACTGCTACCATTACATGATACCAAGCAGATACATCCCTAAATTTACGATTTGTTATTTGTAATGAAAGGTATCCACTACCTGAACCATTTTCTACATAAAAAACTAAGTTGTCTTGATTATCAAAATAAAATTGAACAAAATTTGAAGCATCTGTAACTTGTTTAAACATTATAGGATAATTATCTAATAATTTACTTCTTTTTACCCATGCAGAAAAAGTAAATGTTTTTCTATTTCCTGTTGATGATGGTGTTCTTGCTAAATAACTGTTTGCCATAATATTATCCTAGTTAAACTGTCCTGAGTTGTTTGCTCCTGTTAATACTGTCATAGTAAACGCTCGATCAGCGGTTTGTGCTTGCGCATCCGTTGCTCGAACAGTAAAGCTAAACGTAGTATCTGAACTAATTCCACTTGATACCGTTCCTGTTATTGTAGCAGAACCTGAACCAGTATTCAACGATAGACCCGTTGGTAAAGATCCTGATTGTACTGCAAATGATGTTGCGTTAGTTGCTGTAATTGTAATTGTTGAAATAGTGTTTCCAGCAGAAAATGAACCTAATGACCCTGCTGAAGTTACCCATGCAGGTGCATCAGAAACTGTTAGTACGGCAGATGTTTGAACCGCATTACCATCTGGATTTTCAATATATAATAAATAACTACCATCAACTGGCAGTGTAAATTTTACTGTGATCTGTGATGCTGAGTTATAAGCTACTTCATCAGCAGATACTCTAGCACCTGTAGATGAATTAATTGCTGTAACTAAGGGAACTGATACAAAGTTACCACCTGCAATAACACAAGTTGTTTGTGCATTTTCAATTACGTTTGGAGTTATAGATGTAAAAGTTGGTCTTGTCTCAGTTGTTAAAGTTATAGATCCACCAAGCGCTACTGCTTGACCGTTGATTGTAATTTGTCCTGAACCAGGTAATGATGAGTTTTGTAAAGCGTTAGATGGAAATACAACTGTATCTCCAGAGTCTCCCATCGTTACAGTTGTTCCTGATCTTGGACTAATTTTATTTACTTTGACTTCACTCATAGTTTAATTTTTTGGGTTATCATCTTTAATTTTTTTAATCCTTGCTTTCCATGCATCTATGTCTGTATATATTTCATCGAGCTGATCACCTATATCTCCGTATAAATTTTTACGAGTATATCTAACAATTTCATTAGATTCAGCAGTGCTAGCTGCAGTTTCATAACTATTTAATTGAGAATCTGTGGGTTTAGCAAAACTATAAGTCCAGGTTTTAATGTAATCCCCTGATCCATCGTTTTGTAAAGATACTTTTGAATTATCCCATGTTTCAGAGTTAGCTTCTATGTAAAGTTTTGTTTTTGTAAAAAGTGATGCCATAATTTATCCTATACTATTAACCTATATCCAAAAATTGCATTGTTAAGACCCGCGAATAATCTTGTGCTTCCACCACTTGAAGTTAATGAATAAATATAACCCTCTATATAATCTCCAACTGCTAAATCAACAACTGTATTTACAACTTGAACATCTGCGTCTGGTCTTGCACTTCCATAAAAAAGTCCATTATTTACTAAATTTGAACCATTTTTATATATCATAGCATAACTTTCAAATAATTGAGTATTGTTTGGATTGTTATACACCATCATTCCAAGAAAATAAGTTCCTGCTTTTCCACTTGGTACTGTGAATCTATTGTTAGAAGTATCAAATGCACCATCACTATCTTTTTCTTCGGTATTAAAAGCAATTTTTGTAAAAGAATTATTAGATACACTTTGAGTTGATCCAACTTTTGCAGAAAAAATTGGGGTGTTAACTCCACCTGCTGCCGCAGCAAAAGTAGGGGGCGCACCCGCACCTGCTGAAGTTAAAACTTGTCCTGCACTTCCTGTTGCAACTGCAACCGGGTTTCCTGAAGCATCATAAGAAATAATATTTCCATCAGTACCTGGAGCCATTTTAGCTAAAGTTACTGCATCATCTGCAATTTGTGATGTACCAATTGTTCCTGTAAGAGCAGCAGTAAGAGTTTCATTTCCACCATCACTACCTTCTGTTAAAGATATATTTGTACCTGCAACTAATTTACCATTTAAAAAACCAGCTGTTGTATCGTTAGAAGATACTTTTACTTTTTCTGTATCAGCACTTCCAAAACCATTTGCTGTTCCATTGTTAGTAATGGTTGCGCCTGCTGGAATAGTAATAGTATCACCTGATTCACCAACCTGTAAAGCTGTCCCTGACTGTGGTATAATTTTATCTACTTCTATTTTACTCATTATATAATAACCAAATTACCTGTTACTGTTACAGTTCCTGATACAGTTACTGGCCCTGCTAAAACTCCTGAGTCCATTGTTTGTGTATCAGAGATTGTTGAAGCATGTGTTGTTACATATGTTGTGGCTGTCATAGCTGCAGACGGAGCTCGTTTTGCAGGGTAAGTACAAAATACAGTTTTAGTTCCAGCACTGAAATCTACTTTATTGTCTGAGTTTGAAGAGGAGATGACGGTATCTCTTGAAAGTGTATCAGTAGCTGCATCAGTTACTGTTCCAATACCGACTTCAAATTCAGCAGTTCCATCTAGTGCTATTGCATAAAATGTATTATTGGTTGTACCGATACCTGCAACAAAAGTTTCGAAACCAACTTCGGTTCCTGTTAAACTAAATGTTCCAGTTCCAGTAGTCGTACTAGTCTGTTTAACTCTGTCGTTAAGTACAAAAGCCATTTATTTAATCCTTATCTATTACGCGTCGCCAAGTCTAATGATAGCGTTTGATGCATCAGGCGTAGGGAACTGAATAATAAAGTCTCCGTTAGTCGCCGTCTTGTTTCCACCAAAGTCCAATACCAAGGCCAATTCGTTTCCGCCTCCAGTTGATTTATATATAGCAGCTCCTGCAGCAGTCAACGTTACAGAAGGAAAAGTTAAATCTTGAAAATCAACAAATGAAGTTGTTGTTCCTGCAACTCCGTTGTTAGTTAGATTATTTCCACCTGTTGTGTAAGATGTTCCTGAAGAACTAACTTCACCGTTTCCTGTACCTGATAGATATACAGTTGATGTTACACTGTATCCTGAGATGCTAGTATACAAAGCACACTTAAAAACGTTTCCTCCATTACCGGATGTATCAAAATTAAAAGTTCCTTTTAATAATCCTGATTTGAAAGAATTAGGTACTATGTTTGCCATTTATTTATCTCCTTATTTATGGTGATGGTGATTTTAAAGGAGTACGTATAGCACCATCTTGCCATTCGTCTCTGCGTCTTCTACCTTGTTGTTCGATAGAGTACGATTGTAAAGCTCTTCGATAAGCCCCTTCGTAGTATTGTAACATATCTGCGGGACCTTTCAAGTATCCATAGGCTTCTACCAAACTAGCATATAAAAGTAAATCTTGATATTTATTTGATAAATATGTGGTTTGAGAATCTGAAGTAGTTATAGTTGTTGGTTGCTTAATATAAGCTAAAGTTATTTCAAAAGCAGCGTTTGGTGTAGGAGCCACAACCCAAAAATTAGCATCCCAGTTAGCATAATACTTTGGAATTCCTGACGCTGTTCCAGGTGTATCATAGAATTCTGCCATGTAAGAAGTGTCTTTTTTCTCTAAAAATACTTGTTTATTGTTTGAATCTTTTAATTGAACATATCTAATTATTCTTAAATCAGATGGTATTGTTACATATCTATTACCTACAGATAAAGTGGATGTAGCATAAAATCTATTGTCATCGGAATCAGAATCTCTGTAAATTCTATTCTCTGCATTTTTTGCCATAGTCGTTAATATTGTATTTGTTAATACAGTATCATCAACTTCTGTATAATCTCTAACATCTGTTTTTAAATTTAAAAAAGTATAAGCCATTATGCTACAATCTCCTGACAAGCTTTGCAGCTTTTTTTAAACCTTAAGTGAGTATCACAATGCTCTGGTTTAACTTCTTCTAAGATAATAGCTTGTTTTTTAGGTGTAAATAAGTTTTTAAAAAAATTTTTTATATATTTAATCATGATATTAATGTTACGGGTCCTGCAGTAACCGTATTTCCTCCTGCTTGTTCTGTTACTGTCCAACCTCCAGGTGCTGCGGAAGGAACAGCAAAACTGTAATTATCCGTATCTACAACATTTATACTAAATCCATTTGAATTTTCAAACACTGAAAAATCAAAACCACCTCCAGATCCTTGTACATTTCTAAATCTAACAACATCATTATTTGATCTACCATGATTTGGTTCTAATACAAACACTGTAGCAATACCTTGATTAAATGTAAATGGGTTTGCTGGTAATAATCTTGCAACAGCAGGTTCTGATCTTCCAGGTCTTACGTGTCGTAAAGATATAGAATCACCATTCATGGGTTTTGGTTCTAATTGTGGTTGCTTTGGTTCAAACTCTGAAACATGAACGAAAGATCCATTCCATTCTCTAACCATTTCTTTGTATGGAAACTCCATACCTGATCTATCAGATATTGCTTTTGCATATTTACCTGTTGCGTATTTTGCCATTATGATCCTGGGTAATAAGCTTTAGGTGTAATGTATGTACTTGAAGCTGACCCATCCTCCGCTAGTGCTCTTTGAAATTCATCTTCATAAACTAATTTTAAATTTTGCATTAGTTGTGGTGCATATTTCATAGATAGGTAATATGCTAAACCTGAAACCATACAAGGCACAAATCTAAAAGGCATATCAGTTGCATTAGTATAGTTTCCTATATCTTGTATTCTTTTTATATAATAAAAGTGTTC